CGGTGAGAAAGGTAGCCAGCGCACAATGATGCTAAAGCCCAGCGAAGTGCTTCATTTCAAGGGTATGACCACTGACGGCATTCGAGGTATATCGCCCATTTCTTACCAGGGCAGTCTTTTAGGTGGTGCTATCGAGCAACGAGACCACGCTAACAATGTGTTCTCAAACGGCAGCACACCTCGTGGCGTTTTACAGGTCGACGGCACGCTCAGCGACGATGCGTACAAGAATTTAAAGGAATCTTGGGATTCAGCACATGGCGGGACTCGTAACGCAAATCGCGTTGCACTACTCGAAGCTGGTGTGAAGTTTGAGCCGATCTCTATGAGTCCTGGCGATGTACAGCTCATCGAAACCAGAAAGCTTTCCCGCGAAGAGATCTGCGGAATCTTCCGAGTACCGCCGCACATGATTGCTGACCTGTCGCGAGCTACGTTCTCAAACATTGAGGCGCAGGGCTTAGATTTTTACAAATCGGCTATCTCGCCTTATCTCAAAGCTTTTGAAAACAGAATGGACTATCAGCTCCTTGGCGACAGCACTCGATGCTTTAAGTTCGACGTCTCAGAGCTCATTCGGGGTGACTTTACCGGCGAGGTAGAGGCTTACAGCAAACTGCTGACTATGGGCGTTATGTCCCCGAACGAAGTCCGGTCACGGCTAGACATGAATCCCCGCGAAGGTGGGGATGACTATGTCAGCGACAGTAACAACCTCACTTTTGGTAACGAAACCGAGCCTGAGCAGGAACAACAACAGCCAGAGCCCGAACAAGAGCAAGAGGAGCCTACTGATGACCAATATCGCTAAACAAAAACTGAAAGAGGTATCTATGAAGAAGGTATTTCACCTTGAAGACGTCAAGCTTTATCAAGAAAACGACGAGCGCAAATTTGAAGGCTATGCCAGCACGTTTGGCAACATGGACCGCCAGGGCGACGTTGTCGATTCTGGAGCGTTTTCAAAAAGCCTGGCTGACCACGGCGTACAGAAAACTATGCCAGCAATGCTTCTACACCACGATTTAAAGCGTCCAATTGGCCGCTGGACATCGATGGTAGAAGACCAAAAAGGCCTACGAGTCACCGGCACATTAACCGCTGGCGTTCGCGATGCCGATGAGGCCTACGCACTACTTAAAGACGGAGCCATCAATAGCATGTCTATTGGCTACCGAGTGCGCGATGAGGAGTACAACTCGCGCAGTAAAACTAATCACCTCAAAGAGATAGACCTTCATGAAGTCTCTTTGGTGACTATCCCGGCTAATGCTTCGGCAGTAGTTTCTGCTGTCAAAGATGAAGCTGGGGACATCAACATCCGAGAACTAGAGTCTGTCCTGCGTGATGCCGGGCTGTCTAGGAACGAAGCGAAAGCCATCTTGGCTGGCGGTTTCAAGTCTCTGGATGACGATGAAGAGGAGTTGATTGAGAAGACTCAAGATGAGTGTGACGCTCAAACCGAGATTGATCATCAGCGACTCAAGGCGATGCTGGACAAACTAACCATCATCAAATCCAAAACCAAGTAACAGGAAACTGCTATGACAGACGAAATTAAGTCAGAGGAGCTCACGGTTGCTACGGCTCAGGACGTCAGCCTCGATGTCGTTGAAAAAACCATCGATGAGGTTGTCGCTCAGAACGAAGCTGTAGCTATCGAAAATGAGTCCCTCAAAAAGGAAGCATCTATTGCTTCAGAAGAACTCGCAGCAATCAAAGCTGACCTCGAAGAGGTAAAGGCTAAGCAAGCTGCTCCTACATTCATCCGCAATCTTGGAGATAAACAAGACATGGAATCTAGAGATTTATTCAAAACCTTCATCAAGGAAGGCGCTGATGGTCTTCGCGGCAAAGCTGCTGACCTTCAGATCTCAACCGACGCTCAAGGCGGATACGCTTTGCCAGAAGAGCTCCGCCAAGAGATCATCAAAATCCAGCACGAAGTATCACCTATGCGTCAGGTATGTTCTGTCGCCCAGGCCGCTACTACAGATGTAAAGCAACTCGTTAGTACAGGTAGTGCAGCTTCAGGATGGGTTGGTGAAACTACTGCACGCGCACAGACTGATTCACCCGAATTGGCTCAGCGCACTGCAACCTTTGGTGAAGTGTATGCACGTCCTCGTGTATATCAGCACCTCATCGAAGATGGCTTCTTCAATGTAGAAGATTGGCTGTTAGGCGAAGTTGCTCGTCAGTTCTCAGAAGCAGAGGGCGTAGCCTTCTTGTCTGGCAACGGCACCAACAAGCCCGTCGGTATCTTGAACGGTCTGACTTTAAACGCAGACGGTGCGGCTAATGACGGCACTGGTGCCTTTGAGGTTCTGAACACAGGAACTAACAACGCTTTGGCAGCTTCAGACTCAGCCACTATTGAGTTCTTACGCACTGTCGTTAAGGCAGTTAAGACTCCCTATCTACCTAACTGCCGCTGGATGATGAACAGATCTACCCATCAGGCCCTCATCAACCTCAAGAACAGCGATGGCGAGTACTTCCTCCAGCGTGATCTCACGCAAGCTGGTGCAACGTCTTTGTTCGGCCACGGAATCGTTATTAACGAAGACATGGACGGAATCGATGAGGCAGCTCACAGCGCACCAATTATGTTTGGTGACTTCGCTCGTGCGTTCCAGATCGTCGACCGCGTTGACGTAAGCGTCCTACGTGACCCCTACACCAACCCCGGATCGGTAATGTTCTACAGCCGTAAGCGTGTTGGCTCTATGGTCCTTGACGCACAGGCAATGAAGGTTGTTGGCGTAACACACGCTTAATTAACAGTTGAAGGAGAAATGCTATGGCAGACCCCGTGACTTTTGCAGAAGCGAGACTTCACTTGCGTCTGCCTAGCACCATTGACAGTGATGAACAGGCAGAGATCGAACGTATGGTTTCTGTAGCGACTGAATACGCTGAGTCGTTCACCAATCGAGTCTGGTCTACAGGTTCGAAGACGGTTTACTTCGATGCGTTTCCGCTACGCGGTAGTCGTAACAAGCTTGGTTTGTACTTGCCTGGTGGCAAGATCAGCGGCATCACGTCTGTAACCTACTATGACTCGGACTATGCCCAGCAGACGCTGGCGAGCTCCTTGTATCGTTTAGTAGGCGCTACAGATTTGGCTTACCTTTACCCAGCTATGGGTAAGGTCTGGCCTACCGATGTCGCTGATGAACCAAAGCATGTTGCGGTGACTTACGCGCTAGATGGTTCAGTTTCTGTTCCAGCTTCCGTCAAGCAAGCTATCTTGCTGGTTATGGGATCACTGTATGAGTACCGTGAAGACGGCATTATTGATAATGCTGGTTTGGCGCTTGTGAAAGCCCCAAAAGGTGCTGATGACCTTCTCTCTCCATACCGACTACGCATAGCGTAAGGGGGGACAATGAGAGCAGGTTCACTGAGGCATACAGCAACTATCTATCAACGTGCAACTTCACCTGATGCCTACGGAGCTCTTGACCACACCATGACTGCTGATTCTGTCACTCACAAGTGCAGTATCAAACAACGAACTTTTAGAGAGCGTGCAGAAAATGGTCAGTTAATGAGTCGGATCGAGTTCGAGCTACAGTTCCGCTATAGCCCCGAACTTGAGCTGTTAAATCCCGGCGCTCAAATCAGCGTTGCTGGTCGCTTACTTGAGGTTCTGAGTAGTTCAGACCCAAAGGGTAAACGTCAGAACGTGGTGATCTATGCGGAGGACGTCAGATGATTGACCAGTCCCTCCGTACTTACATCCTTGGTGATTCAACCATCACTTCAAAAATAGCTACTAACGGCGTCTACCCACAACGGCTACCGCAGGAAGTCGACAAGCCTTGCATCGTTTATACGGTTCAAGACGGAATCGAAAGCCTGGTCGCTGGGGGTGTGTCGGCGTTACGTCGTTATCAAGTTGACCTGACAGTCTTCGCAGAGAAGTACAGCGATATGCGTGAGATTACTCAAGCAGTCGTAGCTTCTATGAACGGCCTGTCTACAACGCAAAGTGGTGACCTAATCCAGGGGTGCCGTATCCACAACATCGTCAATGATTTTGAGGAAACCCTTCAACTATATACATCAACCTTAGACCTAGTCTTAATCGTTAAGGAGAGCTAACGCAATGGCAGCAATTCAAGCGCCCTTCACAGGGCAAGAAACAAAGCTGTATGCGAAAGCGAGTGCTCATACACTCGCCAGCCTCGTTTCTGGTGACTTAGTCGGTGAAGTTCAGAACATCGGAGACATGGAGCTCTCCGCGAACGTAATCGAAGTCAGCAAATACGGGTCAGCATACAAAGGTAAACTG